TGTATATACATTATCAACTCTGTTATCTTCTAAGTTAGCTAAAAATGCTGATGTAACTAGATTCTATAAAACAGGAACTTTAGATTATTACCTTGAATCAATTATATTAGATAATGTTGTTCTTACGAGAACAGGTGAGGTAATTTTAGAAGATCCTATCAACGAAGTTTTAACAAGAAATAATGGAATAGTAGAAGTTGAAAATAAAGCTGTAATACTTGACGAATTTTATACTTCATACTATTCAATAAATGCTGGCTTTAATTTGAAAACATATGAAAATAATAAGTTTATTGATACTGGATTATTATCAACTTCTACTAGTATCGAAGAAATTTCCTTCATATATCCAACAATTACGGTAGATGATTTTACCGAACGACCATATTCAGCAATTACTTTATCTGGAGCAAAATTCAATTTAGCTGCTCCATCAATTCAAAATCCTGTTGTACTTTCTGTACTAACAGATCTTTCAACAACAAATATCTTGAGTGTTGTTGGTAATACTTCTAAATTCCCAACATCTGGTTACTTATTCCAAGGTTCTTCGACCCAATATACAGTTATTTCTTACACAGGAAAGACTTCAACATCCTTTACTGGTTGTACAGTAATTTCTGGATCTAGCACCATAGATTCAGGAAATGATATCATTCCTTACTCGGTTTGATATAAATATAAATAAATCAGACAAATAATTTCAATAGAGAGATTCTTCAATGGCTGCTATTATTTCAGATAAGTTTAGAATTTTTAATGCTAAACAGTTTCTAGAATCTCTTTCGGAAGGCAGTACAGACGTTAGCGCCGAAAGAACTAGAATGTATTTTTTCGTAGGTCGTCCTCAGCGTTGGGATGCTTACTTAGAAGTTTATAACAAAAATGCTACTGCTTTCGTCGATGGCGACGAAGTTTATGTAGGTTCTTCTTATGGTTCTGCTACATTTAAGGCAGTTGTAAGAAAAGTATACGAAAATAGCCTCCTACTTTATAGCATTGGACCAACCGTTAGCTCTGCTCCTGCTGTAGGTTCGACATTAAAAGGTTGGAACGGCGTTGCTGACACTGGCGCTCAAGCTCTAACTGGGGTTTATCGTTACGCTACTGAAGATGTACCCCCAGTACCTCTAGATAACCAAAAAGAAAAGTATGATGTTTATGATGACATCATTGCTGCTAAGAGAATTACTTCCGAGTTTGCTAGAACAGTTATTAGACGTTACAACTGGGATCTAGTTGCTAACCCTAAGTTTGACATGTGGAAGCCTGACTACTCTGCTACTCCAGGTAGCGGTGGTCTAATTGGTAAGGCTTCGGCTACTGGTGCTACCTCAATTGCTGATGCTAAGTTCTACGTAATTAACTCAAATTACGAAGTATTTAAGTGTCTATATAACGGTCAAACTCCCGCTAACCCAACTGGTCAAAACGCTACCAACGAGCCAAAGACAACTCCTTCGGCTGGTCAAGGTACTTATTCTGGTGGTCTATTCACTGAAGAAACTGGTACTGCTGGATATGTTTGGAAGTACATGTATACCATCCCAACTGATGATGTACTACGTTTCCTCTCTACCGACTTTATGCCTATTGTAGCTCCTACAGAGCCTTCTAGAGTTGCTGTACAAGCTGCTGCTGTAAATGGTGCCGTACATGTTGCCCTAATTGAAAATGCTGGTGCCAACCTTCCAAACGGCACACATTATGCTCCTATCATTGGTGATGGTTCTGGTGGTAAGGTTAGCTTGGTAGTTAGCGGTGGTGCTGTAACTAGCGTATCTGTAGTTGCTGCTGGCACTGGATACACATATGCTTCAGTTCCTCTAAAGACTGGTACTGGCTCTGGTGCCACTGCTTACGGACTATTCAGTGATAGTGCTTTAACAGCTTCTGTAAGCGTTGGAGGCACCGCTACGGGTGCTCTAGAGCCTATCATTTCACCTCAAGGCGGTCATGGCTCTGACATGGAAATGGAGCTTAATGGTAAGCGTGTAATGACAAACATTCGCTTAACCTATGCTGAAGGTAATGGTGATTTCCCTGTAGATAACGACTTCCGTAGAATCGGTATTATCAAGGATCCATATGCTTTTGGTACTACTACTTTTGCTACCACTTCAACTCTAAGCGGTGTTCGTGCTCTAAAAATTACTGGAGCTACTGCTGATTATCAGGCAGACGAAGTTATTTCTCAAACTGTTACTGGTGGCACTGCTTTTGGTACTGTAGTTTCTTGGACATTGGATTCAGGAAGCACCACATCAGGTGTTCTTAAGTATATCCAATCTCCAGATCTACACACAAATAATGGTGTAGTAAGAGCATTTGAATCAAACGGAGCTAATGCTGTAACTGGGGGTTCTTCCCTTGCTTCAGGTAACGTAGATACCGCTAATAATGCTGTTCTTAGTGGCGTAACTTTTGCTTCTGGTGTTGCTACTCCAGAAATTGAAAACAATTCTGGCGAAATTATCTACGTAGAAAACAGAAGACTCATCACAAGAGCCCCTGACCAAATCGAAGATATCAAGCTAGTTATTGAGTTCTGATTTATACATTTTACCCTTCTAAATAATACTACGAGATACTAGTATAATGTCGGGGTAAAATGCCACAGAAGACAAATCTTAATGTAGCGCCATATTATGATGATTTTGATCCTTCAAAGAACTTTTATAAAGTTCTTTTCAGACCTGGGTATTCAATACAGACGAGGGAGTTAACCTCCCTCCAGTCTATTCTTCAAGGACAAATTGAGAACTATGGTAAGTTCCAATTTAAGCAAGGAGAATTAGTAATTCCTGGTGAAGTAGGATTAAATAACAAGTTAAATTATGTTAAGTTGTCTTCTGTGTCAGAAGTTGCTGTAAACGAAAACGGCAATATCGTATATAAAAAGTATGACATTAAACAACTTATTGGATCACAACTAAGAGGTATTAACTCTGGTGTTGTTGCCTCTGTAATTGAAGCTGATTATGGAACAGAAATTGAATCTGATACAATTTTTGTAAACTACTTAACAAGTGGCGATTCCAATAACGAAAATACTTTTAGACAAGGCGAAACTTTAGAAGTTATTGGTGGCGTAAATACTCCTTTACTAGTTGTGGGAACCGATGGCAGTGTTCTCCCAACTAGTATTTTTGTAACTAATCCAGTTACAGAAGAAACAACCAGCTTACAAAGTCCTGCTATGGGCTTTGCTTCTGCTGTTCAGCAAAAGTAGGTTTTGTTATTAAAGAATCTATCGTAACTCCAGAAGAAGATGCTTCTTTGTATGACAACTCTAGAGGATATTCAAATTTCTCATCACCTGGAGCACATAGATTAAAGATTGATTTAGAACTTCAAAAGTTTGATTACTTAGCACAAACAGATAAAAACTTCATTCAATTACTACAGATCAATTCTGGCGTAGTTGAAAGACAAATCAAGCCTGCTGATTATACATTACTAGAAGAAACTCTTGCCAGAAGAACATATGACGAATCTGGTGATTATGTAGTTGATAATTTTTCTTTTGATGTAAGAGAATACTATCAAAAATCTGGTAATAACGGTATTTACCGTTTAGATACAAATAGCAACACAGTAAATGGTCTAGAGCCAGCAGAAGCTGCTGCCAAGATGATTTTAGGTGTTGGTCCTGGCAAAGCTTATGTCAAAGGCTTTGAGATTGTTAACAAAGAAACTAAAAATATTACAATCAATAAAGCTAGAGATACTCTAGTAAAAGATAATGTAACTATCAAAACTAAGGGATTATCTCAGTTTAAAATTACCAACTTATATGGTACAGTTCCATTGAATACTATTGGTGATGAAATTACATCATCCCCAAATATTTTACTAAATTCTGTATTTAATGATGGAACTATTGGATTAAACAATGAAGAATCTTCTCTATACTTTAAGCAGACAAAAAATAGAAGATCAACACCATTCACATTAAGTGATGGCATCAAAACTATCTACGTTCAAGTAACTGGAGAACTACCTACTCTAGAAACAGATTTCCCAACCAAATTGTGGTTTGTTAAAACTAGAAGTGGTGGTCTAGCATCAACCGTAGATTTTGCCGATGTTATCGGTCATTCTGTAGTAAGAAGACCTGAAGTTTCTGAATCTAGTGGTCAATTTTATATTGAATTTACTGTAGTTGGTAAAAAATCTTTACTGGATACTTATTTGATTGAGTATGATGAAGGCGGAGCAGCAAAGAAGAGATACGTATATCTATCTGAAGTAGAAGCATTATCTAATTCTAGTAATTCAATTTACGGCATTGTAGTTGACTACAATGAAACTATTACACCCGTAATTGGTATCGCTAAGCCAAAAGATTTTTCACTAATTAAAAGAGCTTCTGGATTTAATGAAGATACTGACATTGTTATTTCAAAGGGAAGAACTGGTTCTAACACTAGACCTTATGATGCCACATTTAATTTCTCTTATTTTAATCCAGTATTCTTCACAAGAATTAAAACAGATACTCCTATAGATACAGGATTTACCACTGGTAAGTATATTATAGGAAGAACAAGTGGAGCTTATGGAGTTATTGAATCGGACACAACAGGAAATTATACATTTGGAAACACTTTATTCGTAACCACTTTATCTGGAACATTTGTTTCTGGAGAAACAATTTTAGATGAAGATGGAAATGCCATCAAGATTGCTAAAGATAATACCATTTCTCATTTCATTGTTACAAATGGAGGAAACTCATATCCTTCTACTTCTAAAATTGTAGTCAATGGTCAAGAAATTGATCAGTCTAAAGTATCAGTAAAAGAGTATGGAGGAACATTATATTCAGTTTCTATTGTTGATAGAAACGGATTGTCTTCCGTTTATTCTTCTCCTCCCACAGTAACAGTTACACCAGCTCCATCTATTTCAACAAATGCTGCTACAGTTGTTCCTGTATTAAATAAAAATTCTGTATTAACATATACTCCACAAAACATCAAGTCTTTCTCATCGACTTATAATAACTACAAGTTTACTGCTGATATTGATGTATCAAGTACAGAGTATTCTACTTACTCACAGGTAACTGATTTTACTTTCTTTGGTTACAGAGGAAGAAAGTATGTTGAATGTAATGGTTTTGGAGCTAATCTATCTAAAGATTTAGTTCAAGGCGATCTAATTCAATTTACTGATGTCAACAATAACGTTATTAGAAACATTGTACAATCAGTTACTGATCCAGAGGGAATTATTAAATCGAGAATTTATTTGGATTATGCTTTACCTGATGATATTAGTAATGCTTCTATTATTAGATTAAGACCAAACATTCAAAATGCTAACAGCTCTACTTTAGTTTTCCCAACAGGATCTAAGCAAGTTGGTTCGTTAATTAAGGATACTAGTGATACCAAATTCAAGTATTATGTAAGAAAAGATTTTATCACTGATCTGTCTTCAAGTGGTGGAAATATTACATTTACTGCTCAACTCCCAGTTGGTACTCAAAGATTTGTAAGCTTTAGTGAAAACAATTATATTTTAACTGTATTAGATAAAGGATCTTCTACAACAGTCAATAATGGTGATATTGTTTATATTTCTCCAGACAACGTAACTATTATTCAGTCAGAAATTACTGCTAATCAAGTATCTGCTGGAGCATTTTTAATCAACTTACCAACAAATTATTTCGGTGATATTCCTTTAGGCGGCACGTTCCCTAAATTAAAGCTAACTGCTACCATCGAAATTGATAAAGCAAGACCTAGATTAAAGACATCTATCAAAAATAAGAGAATTGTTGTAATCTCCAGTGGAGATAGAGTTATCCCTCTACGTGGTCAAGATTATGATGGAGAAACTATCGAAACATTCTCGTATTCAGATGCTTATAGATTAAGATATGTTTATGAAGGAACAACTACTAATCCACCTAACGTAGATGCTAACGGTAATTTAGTCAGCGGTACTGACATTACCTATAAGTTTACTTTTGATGACGGTCAACGTGATACTTTCTATGATGTTTCAAGAATAGTATTAAAGCCTGGATTTGATCCACCATCAGGACAACTAGTAGTTGCTTTTGATTATTTTGAACATTCTCAAGGAGATTTCTGTACAGTTGATTCTTATCTTCACGAAGCTGGCGTTACTGTAGATGAGATACCTTTGTTTAACTCATCAGTTAATGGAGTTATTTCTCTCAAAGATGCTATTGATTTTAGACCAAAGGTAGATAGCGAAACTACAGTTACTGGCTTCCAAGACATTTCTATTTTAGCTAATCCAAATGGTAGAGATTATGTAAACTTTGTTGGTTCTGGTGGAGTTACTTCTCTAACTCCTGCCTCAGATTCCAATTTAGAATATACTGTCTCATTTACAGAAACTCAGTACCTAGATCGTATTGATGGAGTATTCTTAACTAAGAAAGGTGATTTTATTGTCAAGGAAGGTAACTCATCACAGAACCCATCTAAACCAGATCCTGTTGATGATGCTATTGCTTTATGTTATTTACACATTCCAGCGTACACAAACAACAGCAAAGACGTAAGAATTATTCCTGTAAATAACAAGCGTTACACAATGAAGGACATTGGTAAGCTTGAAAAGAGAATTGAAAGACTAGAATATTACACTACTCTAAGTATTCTTGAGCAGCAAGCATTAAACATGCAAGTCAAGGACGAAATCGGTCTTGATAGATTCAAGAGTGGATTTATCGTAGATAATTTTGAAGCTCATAGGATTGGCAATTTAGCTTCTATCGATTATAAGTGTGCTATTGATTCTCAGCAAGCCGTATTAAGACCACAAACAAAAGAAGATTCGTTTACTTTAGTTGAAGTTAATACCAGAGAAGATCAAAGAAGCGTTGCTGGTTATGTTAATAATAATGGAGTAATTACTCTTCCATTCAAAAGCTTGAAGTTCTTGGGCAATGATAATGCTACAAAAACTTTAAATCCAAATCCATTTGTAGTTATTCAATATGTTGGTGAAGGATCACTAAGTCCCACAATAGACCAATGGTATGATACTACTGTTGCTCCTTTAGTTAATGACACAAACACAAAATTAAATACTATCTTCTTAGCTAAGGATGATGTTAAAGAATCTTTTGCTAGCTTACATAATTCTTTCATTGTAAACTGGACAGGAACTAATAGATCTTTCTACAATATTGAATCTCTTGCTAACATTAACAGTGAAGAAATTCAATCTTCTGTTACTAATGCTTTAGTTGCTAGCTCTTCTAACGTTAGTCCACAAAATAATGAACTGGCGAAAGGTGTTAACACAAAATCAGTAAATGAATTAAATGTTTCAACAGAGTTACAATTCTTTGCCAGATCGATTCCAGTTAAATTTGTAATCAATAGACTAAAACCAAATACTAAAGTATTTGTGTTTATGGACAATAGAGATATTGGTAGATGGGTTGTTCCTGATACTAGATTTACTGGTGTTCCAGCAAACTCTTTATCGACATTTAATTCTCCTTTAGTTACTGATTCAAATGGTAATTTGAGTGGTATCATTCTTATTCCAGCTGGCAAAGCTCCAACAGAGAATAGCCGTTGGACTGGAAATCCTGATACCGTTTCATATGATGAAAATTCTGAGGAAGTTAGATTCACTAGTGGTGCTAAAACAATTAGATTCACCTCAAGTTCTACTAACGATATTAAAGAAAATGTAGATACTTATGCTGATGTTAAATTCTATGCTACTGGCATAATTCCACAAAATCCTCCTTCTATTGTTTCAACAGAAACAGCATTCTTCAAAGCTAATGAAGGTGTTCAACTTGTCAATAGCAATACTGATCTAGAAATTAAACCAAATCCATTGGCTCAAACTTTCAAAATTGAAAACTATCAAGGTGGTGTTTTTGTTACTGGGGTAGATCTTTATTTTGCTAAGAAGAGTTCTTCCATTCCTATAAGAGCATATTTAACTAACATTGATGTTGGTAAGCCAGGAAAGTTTGTAGTACCTGGAGCAGAGTGTACTTTGAGACCAGAAACACTATTAAAAATATATGTAACTGGCGATACAGAGACAATTTCTATCAGCAAGTCGGAATTTGTAACTGGAAAAAATTCTAATGCTAGTGGTCCAATTTTAAAAGTTTTTGACAAAAATAACATTCAAATTGGTGACGAAACTTCCACAACTTTTGAATTAAACAAAGAGCAAGTATATACTCTTGTTCTAGAAAATCACAACGGTGTTTCATTCGTACAAAATGAACAGCTTGTTATTCCTTCCGTAAAACTGACGGGAAAATTTATAATACAAACTTGTCCTTAAATGGAAGAGGATACACTGAAGCTCCTTCTGTTGTTATTAGAGGAGTTGGCACTGGCTCTGGTGGTGCTGTTATTGAATCAGTTATTGAGATTGATACTCCAGCTGTTTCTATGGGCGTGGCGATCGATAGAGATGGTGTCACTCCATCTACGGTTCCTACAAGATTTAATTTCAAGTACCCAGTTTATCTACAAAATAATACTGAGTATGCTTTAAATATTGAAACTGATTCTATAGAATATGAATTGTGGGCTTCTAAACTCGGTGAAACTGAAATTTCCACAAGCAATGTAGTTTCTTCACAACCTTTACTTGGTTCTGTTTATAAGTCACAAAATACTGATAACTGGACAGAAGATTTATTTGAAGATATTAAATTTAATTTATATAAAGCAGAATTTAGTATCTCAAGAAATGCTGAGCTTTTAGTTTCAAACCAAGACTTAGGTTATGAATTACTAGATCCATCTCCATTTGAGACTAGTGTAAGATCAGCAACAAATGCTACATCTTCATTATTCAAAAATAATAATTCGATTATTAAAGTTACTCACAGAGATCATGGTTTTGAAGATAATGGAGATTCTTTTGTATTCTTCAAAAACTGTGAAGATGTTGGAGGAATTTCTTCTGTAAGCTTAAACAGTGGATTATTTAAAATTACCAACTCTGGTATTGACACATATAATATTGTTGGACCAAATAGAGCTGGTTCCAGCATTCTTGGTGGAGGAAATAAAGTTCTCGCCTCATATAATAGAAAGTTTGAAAAACTTTATGCTCAAGTAGCATTTTTAAAATTAGATGGAACTTCGGTAGATTCTTTCGTAAAAACAACTAATATTGTTCCAGTTGATTCTAGAACAACAAACTATGTTTCATATTCACAAACTGATTTTGAAAAAACTTTTATCAATGAAGAGCAATTCTTCACAAATCAAAAAGTTATTTCATCAAGAATCAACGAGACATTAAATCAAATTGACAGATCTCTCACATACAAATTTGTATTATCTTCAACTAATGCCAACTTAAGCCCTGTAATTGATTTAAGATATGCCTCTGTCAAAACACAATCTTCTCGTGTAGAAAATTCAACTGGTTATGAAAATCGTTATGGTAAGAGAAATCAAATTCTTCGCTTCTTGCCATTGTATAACTTATCCCTAAATGTTGTTGGCTCATCTGGTGTAATCGGTCAAAATCAAACTTTAGTTGGCAACACATCTAAAGCAGAAGCTACTATTGTTCAAATAACAAATAGTGTAGCTTTAGTAAGATTAAAATCGAAAACTCCATTTATTCAAAATGAAGGAGCTACACTAATTGGTTCTGATGGTATTATTATCGATACTATCAGCATTACTATTTCATCAATTTCTGAATTAGAATTTAGTTTTAGTGAAAATTCAAATGTTGTTTCTTATTATCCACAAAATGTCAATATTGATTATTCCAATAAAATTAACGGAAGAGTTATTGTTTGGGATTCTAAAGATAAAGAAATGATTGTTGAAAATTCATATGCTCCAATTAATAATGATTATATGAGTAAAATTACTAAAGACAGTGCTTTTGTACGTCAAGATGATCCAGCAAATCAATCCCCAGATATTTTTAGAGTCGGAGATATTTTAAAGTCTACCGATGGAAAATATGTAGAAGTTGCTTCAATGGAATTTACTACGGGCGTTGATTATGTTAAAGAGACTGATGCCAAAAATAGCTCTTCTGTAGCTAAGTACGTTACAAAAGAAGTTTCTATTAATTCTCCAGGAACTTCTATTGATGTTAGATTAACTATTAATCTAAAGGATGTTGAAAATGTCAAGGTTCTTTATAAGATTAAAGAGACTTCAGCTCAAACCAATTTTGATGATATTAATTGGAACTTCTTTAATGTTGATGGTAATCCAGACAATGATGATTTAGCATCTGCTTCTAATTCTATTTCTGGTCAGTTTGAAAAGCAATCATATTATCAAGAATTCACATATAGTGCTTCTAATTTATCTGAATTTACCTCATTTGCTATTAAGATTATCATGAAGACTGATGATCCAGCATATGTTCCAAAAATTCAGGATCTTCGTGCTGTCGCTTCATTCTGATGAAATATATTCCAGTAGAAGGTCATCCAAATTTAGTTAGAGATATGTCAACGGGGGCGATTATAAGTAAAGATCGCCCCACAAAAAGACTATCGACTGAATTTAATGGGATGAGAGATGACATAAATACTTTGAAGGAAGAAATATCTGAAATCAAAAAGCTTCTTAGAGAGATAATAAGAAATGGCAGTTCTTAGATCCGTTGCTAAAACAGACACATTTGAAATTCAAAGGCAAAAAATTAATTTAATTGCTCAAGATGTATATGATTTTACTTCAGGTGAATCGAGTATTACTGTTCTCAAAACAGAATACGCTGATGGATCTTTGGTTTCGCCATCGTTTACATTTGAAACAGATGTAACTTTAGGAATTTATAAAGATGGTGCTCAAAGATTAGGGTTTGCTAGTGGAGGAAAGCCTGTTTTATCTTTGTCTCCTACTGGATCTTATTTTGCTCAAAATTTATATACAGAAAAAAGATCTTTATCAACCCAAAATATAACAATCACTAGTGGCGGAACTGGATATGCTGAAGGTGTTTACACAAACATAAATGTTTTAGGTGGAACTGGCACAGCAGCAAAAGCTACTATTACTGTCGATTCTAATGGTTCGGTTTCTGATGTAGTTATTACGGATGGGGGATATAGCTATGTAGTTGGAGATGATCTAACTGTTGCTCCTCAAGAAATATCAAATGATCCCACAGGAAGAGTAGTCGGGTTAACTTTAATAAACGGTGGACAAACTTATGTTTCTGGTTTAGATGTACCTACAACTGGCGGATCTGGAACTGGTCTAACAGTAGATATTACTGCTTCAGTAAATGGAGTTCCTGAACAGATTGGATTTTTAAATGGAACAGAAGGATATGTTACTACACAGAACGTATCTACTACTGGTGGATTAGGTTCTGGTCTTACTTTAGATATTGTTGCCTCAACGGGAGGTATTATTGGAACTGTAGAAAATATAATTTCTGGGTCTAATTATTTTGATGGAGTTTATAGTCCTACAGGAGGAAATGGAACTGGAGCATCAGTTTCAATTTCTGTAATAAATGCTGGAGAAATCAATCAACTTAGTTTAACTTCGGTTGGTTCTGGGTACACTACATCAACCACAACTTTAAGCGGTGGATTTGGTAATGGAGCTACGGTAGATATTGTAGCAGGACCTCAAAATGTTGTTTCTGCTTTTACTGTAGATAGTGTTGGTAGCGTTTACACTCCAGGAACATATACAAATCAACCAACAAGTCCCATAAATGTTACGTCAACTGGGGTTGGTTTAACTGTTAATTTTGTGGTTGATGCTGGAGGAACTCTATCAAATATAACTTTAAATTCTGGTGGTAGTGGATATGTTCAAGGAGAAACTGTATCTATTCCTGGTTCTCAGGCATTAGATCCAGAGACTGGACTACCAGCGCCAGATGATGCTAGATTATCTATATCTTCGGTTACTCCTGGGGGAGCGATTTCTTCAGTTATTATTAATTCGGGGGGAATTGAGTATCAAGTAAATGATATTTTAACCATTGATGGTGGTACTGGAGGCACAGTAACAGTAACATCTATTTTGGGTGGATCTATTACTGGAATTAATATTGTAAATGGTGGTCAAAATTATCAAATTGGTGATGTATTAACTATTCCAAATGGCACAGGTGGTCAATTTACTGTATCTGGAGTAACTGGTGGCGAGATAACTTCCGCATCAATTAATACTCCTGGATCTGGATATTCAATAAACGATTTAATTACCATTGGAAATGGTACTGCCACAGTTGTAGTTACTGATATTAGTGGTGGTAACATTACTAATATACAAGTAAATGATCCTGGAACAGGTTATGGTGTAGGCGATGTAATTACTGTATCGGGCGTCAATAATACTCCAGATCAAGCAACTTATACTATTGTAGATACAAGTGACGGTAGCGGGTTCTCATTTACATCAACTGGAATATCTGTAACATCTCCTGTAAAAGTAGAGGTTTTGACAGGAGATGTCGAAGCAGTATCATTTACAGGACAACTTGGTTTTATTGATGATATTAATTCAGACTTTATTACAACAGACAATCTAACAGCCAGTACAAATATTTCGACTCCAAAATTATCAGCATCAAATATTTTAGAGTTTGATGTTGTTAATGATATTAATATCGGTACAAATAGAGTTAATATTTTTGATAATAGTAATACAATTACTTTATCAATAGAATCTTCAAACGGAAATATAACTACTAATGGCGAAGTTAAATGTCTTGATGGTTTAAACGTTAATGATATTACTACAATTGTAGATAATACAATTTCATCGTTATTAGAAAATCCACTAATTTTAAAGCCATTTCCAGGAAAAAATATAAAAATTGATTCTAATAGAGCACTTATTGTACCAGTAGGAACTCAAGTACAGAGACCACAATTAGATGCTGAAACTGGAGCTATTAGATTTAATACAGACACAAGACAATTTGAGGGTTATGATGGAGACACAAACGTTTGGTCTAGTTTAGGAAGTGTTAGAGACACTGATGGAAATACTTTCCTACTTGCTGAAGCTACAGTAGGAGCCAATGACAATATATTTTATTTTTACAATAATAATAGCAATACTTTAAAAATTACTACAACAGATCTAGTTTTTGAAAGTATTAATTCTTTAGTTTCCACGAATGGTTCGCTTGTTGTAAAAAATACTTCGTTAAGTATAGATCAAAATTTAACCTTTTCTCCTAATTTAATAGAAACTAGATTATCTGGGTTAACTATTAAACCTTCTACAGGAACTAACGTAGTTGTTGATGCTCAAACTTCTTTGGTTATTCCCACTGGTTCAACTGGACAAAGAGGTTCTGCTACAACTGGCGCTATCAGATTTAACACTAGCAACCAGCAATTTGAAGGTTATGGTTTAAACGCTTGGAGTAGCTTAGGTGGAGTAAGAGATGTTGATGGAAATACTTATATTATTCCCGAACTTTCTGCTGGATCCAATGAAAATATTCTGTATTTCTACAACAACGGGGTTAATACCCTACAATTAGATCAAGATAAATTAGAATTTAGATCAGCTAATACAATTTCATCTATTGATTTGGTAGGAGTTTTGAAATGGGAGCCAGCTACAACATATGAGCAAGACGATTTAGTACATAATGGAACTAACGTATACAAAATAACTACCAATTTAACTTCTGGTGGTTCTGGTCCTACTCATACTTCTGGTACTACAAATAATTATGAATACATCAGAACAATCTATGGTAATTTAACATTTACTAATATTAATAATGTTAATATTAATAGTGTACTTAATGTAAATAATAAACTAAAAATTATTAATAGTGATATTTCTAGCGTAACAGAAGACATTACTATTACTCCATTCTCAGGAAAATTAGTCAAAGTAAATTCAACTACTTCATTTGTTCTTCCTGTGGGAAATAATCTAAACAGAGGTATTGCTGAAGCTGGAGCTGTAAGATTTAATACTGCTACAACTCAGTATGAAGGATACAACGGCACTGCTTGGACAAGTCTTGGTGGCGTTAGAGACGTAGATGGAAATACTTATATTATTCCAGAATCTTCATCTGGAGCTAATGAGAATATTTTATACTTCTATAATGATGGTGATAATACTTTACGTGTAACAAAAACATCATTAACATTCCAGACTGCTAATACTATCACATCAAACAATAATATCTTAAACATTAATGTTGATGGAGTTAGATATTCTAGTGATACTTTTGGTATCGATTCAACGAGTTCTACAATAACAAAGCTTTATTCTGGTAAAAATAATTTAGATATCGGATTAAAATCTGGTCTTACTAATGACGCTTTATTAAGATTAAGTGCTACTGGTGATATCTATGTAAATAAAACTTTTACTGAAGGTTCTTATACAGGAGAGAAAGTTTTAGATAGAACTTTAACTTATTTTGGACTTGCTAATGCTGTATTAGAAACTAATAAATTTACTTTAGTTAAAGATACAACTAATTTCAATTCTTATGTATTGT